TTATTTTGAGACGTATTTACCTGAATATGCAGCAATGTATGATAAACTACCTATTAGTGCGTTTGTCTCGTCTCCGGAGGTCCCAGACCCCGATATGGACCTTCCTAACCTACAGTTCTGGAACTGTATGGACTATGGTGTTGTATCAATAACGAAGCAATTTATTGGTAGTATGGACTATGAATTATATACAAGAGACTTTGGTACACAGAAAGGTACATATATCTGCACCATTGATAATTATCATCAAGATCCTGAGGTAATAGATTATGCAACAAGTGAAAATCCAGCTGAACATAAGTCACATAATCTAATTGAATTGGAAAATGGACAATATGCACTGTATCCAAACAATAGGATGCGTATTTTTGACAATAGTTTAACACCTGTTGAACCTAAGATGCCTGATTTTAAGGTATCAACTCAATATTATCAAGTTGAGAATGGATTTGAGCGTCTTGGAATGGGACGTGAGGATGAATATTTCTGGAAAACTGCAAAAGAGCGGGAATCTAGTGAATTAAATAGTGATACAGAAAAGGAAACCCCTAATTTTTAAAAAATGACAGATTTTTTAGACAACCTAGCAGCAGATCAACATGAAAAGATGCTTCGTGAAATTGCAAATGATGATCTAACACCAAAAAAACGCGATAAGAAGCAAGAAACGGAGATTTTTGAGAACGAAATCCCAGCTGCACCACTTTACGAATAAAACCACGAAAATATAATTGACAAACTCCTTGATAAATAACTTATATTTGCCATATAATTGTGCCTTTAGAAAGGGTAAGTCAAGGTTTTAAAGATGTAAGTATGTCATTCAAGAAAAATCCCTTGAATGACGATTTAATTGGTCTTAAAAATGCAAACGCAATTGCTAGATCAATAAAAAATATTGTATTTACATTTCCTGGAGAGAAACCTTTCAATGAAAACTTTGGTTCAAGAATATCAAGGTTATTATTTGATAATTTTGACGATTTAACAGCATCTAATATTAAAGATGAAATTGAATCATCAATTCGTAGATTTGAACCAAGAGTAAGATTAAGATCTGTTCAAACAACACCTGATTTTGCAGGTAATGCTTTTGATGTACAAATCATATATGATATTATAGGTGCAGATGTACCTGCACAACAATTAGAATTCGTCTTGCAGCCAACAAGGTAACATGCCATTAGTCAATTTCTCTAACCTGGACTTTGAACAGGTTAAAACATCACTTAAAGAATATTTAAAATCAAACTCCAATTTTACGGACTATGATTTTGAAGGATCTAATCTTTCATCCATTATTGATGTGTTGGCATATAACACATATATCACTTCATATAATGCAAACATGGTTGCAAATGAGGTTTTTATTGATAGTTCAACATTAAGAGAGAATGTTGTAGCACTTGCAAGAAATATTGGTTATATTCCTAAATCAAGAAAGGCAGCATTAGCAACAGTTACTTTTGATGTAGATACTGCGGACATATCTCCAACTCCGGCAACCATTACACTTAAAAAAGGAGTTGTTGCATCAAGTTCAGGAACTTTTGCTTCTCAATCGTTTATATTTTCAATTTTAGAAGATGTTACAATTCCTGTTTTTAATGGAATTGCAACTTTTAACGAGTTACAAATTTACGAAGGTGTTCTTTTAGAATCAAACTTTACTAGATCTACCAGAAATCTAAATCAAAAGTATATTTTACCAAATTCTGGCATTGATACCGATTTAATTCGTGTTACAGTTAGAAATAATGAATTTTCTACATCTTCTACCAAATATGCTCTCCAAGATAGTCTTTTTGATATCAATCCAGAATCAAAAGTCTATTATTTACAAGAAATTTCAGATGAAAGGTATGAATTAATTTTTGGAGACGATATTTTTGGAAAAGCATTAGAAGAAGGCAATTATATTACTGCAAACTATATTGTAAGTAATGGTGATGCTGCAAATGGTATATCAAATTTTAATTTTTCAGGAAGATTAACATATACAAGAAATGGAATTGAATACAATGTAACTTCAGGAGTATCTTTACTGACTCCAGGTATAATTACTTCTGGAGGTAAAAATATTGAAACTGTGGAGTCAATTAAAAAGTTTGCTCCAAGAATATATGCCACACAAAATAGAGCACTGACTTCCAATGATTATGAAACAATCATTCCAGCAAAAATTTACCCAGAAACTGAATCTATCTCTGTTTTTGGTGGAGAGGAGTTAGTTCCACCCCAATATGGTAAGGTTTTCATTAGCATTAAACCAACATTTGGTGATTATCTACCAAACTTGATTAAAGAAAATATAAAGATGAGATTGAAAAAATATGCTGTTGCGGGTATTATTCCAGAGATACTTGATCTGAAATATTTGTATCTTGAAACTGATAGTAAAATATATTATAACACAAACACAGTAAATAGTTCCGAATTAGTTTCAACGTTAGTTCAAAACAATGTCACAAAATACGCAGAATCAACTGAGTTAAATAAGTATGGAGCAAGGTTCAAGTATAGTAAATTTTTAAAGGTAATTGATGATAGTCATGAATCTGTAACATCGAATATTACAACTATTCAAATGAGACGAGATTTAAGAGTAACATTGAATGCTTTAGTTGAATATCAAATTGGTTTTGGCAATTCTTTCTATATTAAAAAAATGAGTGGTTACAATATTAAAACTTCTGCATTCAGAGTTGATGGTATTGGAACCGATGTTTATATCTCAGATTTACCTAACTCAAATAGAGAAACCGGTGAATTATTCTTATTCTCTGTTCCATCTATAAATTCCTCAAGTCCTACCATTATCAAGAGGAATATTGGAACAATTGATTATAAGAGAGGTGTATTGACACTAAATCCAATAAATGTTTTATCTGGAAAAACAAAAACCGGCCAAACAATTATTGAAATCTCTGGTTCTCCAATTTCAAATGATGTCGTTGGATTACAAGATCTTTATTTACAATTAGATATTACGAATAGTAATTTTGAAACAGTAACAGATGAAATTGCTTCTGGTGTTGACCCTTCAGCATCTAACTACATTGTATCTTCAAGTTATGCAAATGGCGTTTTAGTACGTCCTGGTGGTAGAGGTAGTGTTCCTGTTTCCGCAACAACCGCTACTACTACCACAACTGGAAATACAATTCTTGCAACAGCATCTGGTAACACATACGGTACATCTAGTACATCTACAACATCATCGTCTACACCTACAAGCACTCCATCTTCTGGTGGTGGCGGCAGCAGTTACTCCTCAGGTTACTAATAGAATCATAGAAAATGTCAGAAAATAGAGTACAGTTTAATAACATCGTTCAGAACCAACTCCCCTCTTATGTTAGAGATGAGTTCCCCCTTATTTCTGAGTTTTTAAAATCATATTATCAAGCACTTGAATTTAAAGGTGCTCCTATTGATTTGATTCAAAATATTGATCGTTATATTAAAATTGATGAAACAACTGGATTAGGTGATTCTGTTGTTCTATTAAATGAAATATCCGCATCTGATACAACAATAACTGTTGATTTTAGAAATTCCATAACAGGAACTGATGGATTTCCTGAATCTTATGGATTGCTTAAAATTGATGATGAAATTATAACCTATACTGGAAAGACTAATAACTCTTTTACTGGATGTATTAGAGGATTTTCTGGAACTACTGCATATAAGAAAGAAGCAAATCCAGAAAATTTAGTATTTACTTCATCTAGTCGGACACTTCATGAATCAGGTGCTTTGATTGAAAATTTAAGCATCCTATTCTTAAAAGAATTTTTAGTAAAAACAAAACATCAATTTTTACCTCTTCTTGATGAAAGACCTCTTACTGAAGGATTAAATCAAAATTTATTCATCAAACAATCTAAAGATTTTTATCTGAGTAGAGGAACAGATAGATCTTTTGAAATTTTGTTTAGGGCATTATATAATCAAGATGTATCTGTAGTTAAGCCAAGAGATTTTCTTTTTACACCGTCAAACTCAGATTTTAGAATTACAAACGATTTGGTTGTAGAATCTGTAGATGGAGATCCTCTTGATTTGGATCAAGCAACTCTTTTTCAAGATAATTTTCCAGATGCTGGTTTAGTAAAAGCATATGCTCCAATTACATCAGTAGAAAAACTTCAAGTATTTCAAGTAGGAACAGCAAAAAGTTTTTATAAATTAAGTCTTGATGGGGGATATGATAGGGACGTTGAAGTTCAGGGTGCAATTCGAGGAGCATTTGGAATTCATCCTAAAACTAGACTGATTGGACAAGTAGGATCTGGTGCAAGTATTCTTTTTGTTGATTCTACTATTGGTTTTGGAACAATAGGAGAACTATCTGTAACTTATAATGATACTACTACTGGAGTTGTATCTTACACCTCAAAGAACTTTACACAATTCTTTGGATGTTCTAATGTAACTGGAATTATTGTTGATGGAGAAACTGTTGGTATTAACACCTTTGCATATGGAAGATCTTTTAGAGATCCTAACCAAACCGTTAAAGTTAGAATTAATGCAGTTCTGAGTGATTTTGTATATCCAAAAAATACAAAAAATTTCCAAGATGGTGACATTGCAAAAATTAAAACTCTAGGTAATAATAAAAATTCGGCAGTTTATAATAATTGGTTTTATAACTATTCGTCAGATCATCTGGTAAATTCAATAGAATTGGTAGATTCTTCGGATAATAGTTATAAACTAACATTAAATAAAGATCATTTCTTTAAAGATGGTGATAAACTTAATGTATCCGAACTTAAAGGATCTACTAAACTTGGGGGAACAGTATATAGAGTTAATTCTGCCAGATCAATTTCTGTAAAAGGATCTGGTTCTTTAGATATTAATAAAACTTATTCCCTTACAAGGCAGATATTAAAGGGAGATGCTGCCAACTTTGGTTCAGCTCAATTATATCAAACGGATGTTCAGGGCATTTTTGATAATGAGGATAATTTTCTGGTAGCATCTTCATCCATACCTTCATATTTTGGATCAAGACTTAATGCTAGCGATAGGTCGGTAACTT